GACAGACGCATCAGGTCACTTGAAACTGCATTTAGATTTAATTGTCCTTCAATTAACTTCACTACTAATGCTCCTACTAATCCACGCGAAGGTGACTTGTATTTTGCTACTGATTTAGGACAACTTGTTTATTACAATGGAACCAGTTGGCACAAACTGAATCAATCTACATACACGCCACCATAACCGAAAGGTCTTATGAAATGTCTTTACCTGATTGGGCTACAACTGCTTCAGGCGTTCTAGCCGTATTTGCTTTCGTGTGGGCTATCTACAGATTTACTACGAAGGCTATGGTTCGTGATTATCTATCTGAATTGAAACCGAATGGTGGTTCAAGCGTAAAAGATAAAGTCAATGATATTGACATGAGGCAGCAACGCCTAGAAACTCGCGTTGACCAAATCTATTTCCTTATCGTTACCGATAAGAATGTTAAGTAAGTTAATTACCTTATGCCTATGTCTAATGCTGACTGGGTGTGGTTATGATGGTTGGGTTCGGTATCCGTGCCAAGAACCGAAGAACTGGGAAACAGCAGAATGCAATCCGCCTATCTGTGAAGCAACAGGCACTTGCACTAAAGACCTACTCCCTGAAGTGGAAACCAATGGCTAGAAAACGATTAACTCCCGAAGAACTACACGCTAGATTGATAGTCACAATCGGCATACTACTTGCGCTTGTATTCGCTGGCTCTGTATTCAGTATGTTGTATGCGCTGGTATTCGTGACTCAGCCTATGAATCAAGCACCAAATGATGCAGCATTTATTGACCTAGTATCTACGCTGTGTGTCTTTTTAACTGGAACGCTCTCTGGTATCCTAAGTGCTAACGGATTAAAGAGTAAGCCTAAGCCCGTAGAAGGCGCAGAGGCAGACAAGGAAGCGAAATGATAGACATTAACAAAGTGTTACAACTCTGCGCTGAATCTGTGGGATACACAGAAACAGGCAACAACGACACTACTTTCGGTGAGTGGTTCGGTATGAACAATCAACCTTGGTGCGCTATGTCTGCATCTAAGATGTTCTTTGATGCTGGCGCAATCAAGTCAGTAGCGAATACTAAGAAAGGGTTTGCTTCATGCGACCTTTGGCTAAAGTATTTGACTAAGAACAATCAACTCGTTCCGCTAGGGCAAGCACAAAGAGGCGACATCGTATTCTTCCAGTTTGATGAAGATGCTATGCCTGACCATGTCGGTATCGTTAAGTTCCACAATACAGCGTTAAAATACTTTCAAGTATATGAAGGCAATACAAGTTCAGGTAAAGCAGGTAGCCAGTCAAATGGCGATGGGTTCTACTTGAAGAAGCGCGACTACAAAACAATCATGGCAGTCGCTAGACCAAAGGAGTAACAATGAATAAGAAGATGCAAGAAATGCTTAGTTCATACGCTCGCAGTTTTGTAGTAGCAGTTATGACTGCTTACGCTATGGGTGATATGTCAATTAAAGATTTAGCAATTGCAGGTTTAATCGCAGTTGCAGGACCTGCTATCCGCGCAGTCAATCCTAAAGACCCTGCATTCGGTATGGTTGCAGATGCTGTTGATGTTGAGTTGAATAAACTCGCTAAGGCAGATAAGAAGAAACAGAAGTAAATGGGATTGCTGGAAGACCTCTGCAACGAGAGCAATTTCCCTAAGTCAAGACGCGCTTGGTGTTCGGTATGCGAAATGCTAAAAATCATTGGACATACCGAACGCAAAGCACTCATTAGTCGTTTAGAAAATAAAGCAATCACACACACTTCATTAGCCATTGTATTGAAAAACAATGGATACGAGATTAGTGATAGCACAATAGGGCGACACCGACGAGGAGTGTGTCAAGGTGTCGCTAAGTGACGATTTAGATAAACTAGAAAAAGAACACGACCCTGAAGTAATTGAGTTGCGCAAAGCATTACAGCGAGCGCAGAAACAATTACAGCAACAGAAACAAAAGACAGATGAATTAGTTGATGCAACTATTCAGGCTTCTTACGATGCTGTATTAGCGATGGGTAAAATACCACCAGTCGTATCGCGTGATGCTGATAAGCGGAAAGTCAAAGCGGAAGTTGCGTTATGGCATTTGACTGACTGGCAAGGTGCCAAGAAAACTGTTTCATACGATAGTGATGTTATGCATAAACGCGTAATGTCTTTCTGTGAGAAGGCTGTTCACATCACAGATATTCAGCGAGCCGACCACCCAGTTAAAGATGTAACTATCATGTTCGGTGGCGATATGGTTGAAGGTCTATTCAACTTCCCTTCACAGGCATTCGAAATTGATGCGACACTCTTTGAACAGTATGTCAATGTGTCTAGGCTTCTAGTTGAAGTTGTGCGCTACGCTTTATCTAACTACGAGAAGGTGACAGTAGTTCCAGAGTGGGGCAATCATGGGCGTATTGGAAGCAAGAGAGATAATGTACCGCGCTCCGATAACTTTGACAGAATGTGCTATGAATTGGCACGACAGTTGTTGTCAGGAGAAAAGCGACTTACATGGCAGGAGTGTCCAGAAGATATCCAGCGAGTTGAAATTGGCAATTACAAAGCGTTACTCATTCACGGTGACGAGGTCGGGCGAAATGGTTTCGCAAGTCCGGGCGCGATTGTTCAGCACGCAAATAAATGGCGGTCAGGGTCATATCCTTGGGATTTCAGAGATGTGTATATCGGTCACTATCACACCCACGCAGAATGGGCGATGGCAAATGGACAAGGCGCGGTATACCAAACTGGTTCAACTGAATCAGATAATCGGTATGCTGGAGTTATGCTCGCAGCATCTGCAACACCATCACAAAGACTGCACTTCATTGACCCAATCAAAGGTCGTGTCACGGCAGCATACAAAGTTTGGCTAGACTAATGGAAGCAAATGATATGTTAGCGGAAGCAAGTTGTTTATTAACTGATAGCCGTATGAAGACTTATGGTTCGTTCTGGAACAATCACCGCCGTATCGGCGTGATGTGGGGCGAACTCTTAGAATTGGAAGAAGCAATACCACCTGAAACAGTTGCCGTAATGATGGCACTTGTTAAGATATCTAGAATTGCTAATGATTCAACACACACCGATAACTATGTAGATGCTATTGCGTATCTGAGTGGTGCTGGAGAATTAGCAACTGAATAACGGAACGCGCAAAACTTGACCCTCACTTCGGTGGGGGTCTTTTTTTGTTTTAGTCTGCGTCTTCTTCTTCATCATCATCTTCATACTCGCTTGCGCGGAATGCATAGATGTCAATGCCTTCAAGTTTTGCTTTATCTAAAATACCAACAAACAACTCATACGCACGATTAGCGATGTCATCTAATTGGTCAGGATAAGAAGCGGAGTGTTCAACTTCAACATACAAACCATGTAAGGAAAGAGTTATCTTTCCTTTCGGTACAGGCGATTGGGGTGCTGGCATGCCCTTAACAATACCGCGTTTCCTACACCCCCTCTATAACTCATCATCTGCCTGAGTGTCGCTGGGTAGCGGAACACAGTCTGAGCCTGTATACTTGACCTTGTCACACCGCGTCGGGGTATCGTCAAGGCGAGCCGGCAAAAGTGAAAAAAGACAAACAGAAGTAAAACTCTGGTGAACTGGATTGAATCATTACGAATCCCTAGGGAATTCAATCGGGTGACAGAAAGATTACTGGCTGTTAATTACATAGTGACTACTTGGTTATTCACAGACGACGCCCGAACCAGTTCTAGGTTCCATGACGAGTAATCGCGACGACCTGATTTATCAGCGAGCGGTGACAATTACAAATCTAGCGCAACGGCTGTGAAGTTACAAGAAATATCCGAAAGGTGCAATCTTTATTAGAACGAAACATACAGCATCCAGTTGTATGTCTAGTGGTAATTGCCACTACTGACGAGTTCAGCATACGAAGGGTAAATCAAATGCTAAGTCAAACAAAACTAACAAGTAACTACAATGCAAATCAATCACAATATGAAGATGCTCTGCGTGTCTTCCGCAAGACAGATGGAATGGAAACACTACTTCAACATCTATCAGCACTTCTTAGTCCTGATGAGTTCCGTATGTTGTGGGTTCTAGAGTTCAACAAGATTGAACTAGAAGTTGTATATGTTGATGAAAACGGCAACCGCACTCCAGAGAAAGTTGAGGCGTAATTATGTTAGATGCAAAAACAATGGCTGATGTGACTACAACTATCACTCGTCCAGAAGCAGAACCAAAAGCAATACAGATTGATGCGTGGATTGGTGACTTGTATATCGGTCAGCGCACTTACTACGGCGCAACAGGCAAGAAGGCTTTGCGTATGGCTACTGATTATATTCGTATCAACGGAAGACTACTTTAGGGGGAATGATGACTACAATCGCAATTACATACAAAGCATTTCAACGCTATGCAGATGACCTACAAGAAGTAGGCAAAGTTGGTATCACCACAGCAAGAGTAGATATGGTGCTACCTGCTTATGATGACTTCAAAATCTTAGATATGATTTACAAAGTCACTAACCTTCAAGATGAACTCATTGA